GAGGCAATCTCATGCAAGACGGCACGCTCCTGCTCGGTCCCATCGTATTCCAGGACTTCGAAATTCCAGCACGCGTGAACTGGGGTGGCGCGCAGCGGCTGGCGATCCACCGTTTGCCGGGCGGCGCACGTGTCATCGACATGTTGGGGCGCGACGATTCCGAGATTTCCTGGACCGGAATCTTCACCGGCGACGATGGCGCCATTCGCGCGCGTCTGCTCGACACACTGCGCGTGGCCGGCGGCCCGCTGTTGCTGACCTGGGACGCGTTTTTCTACAGCGTCGTCATCGCGTGGTTCGAGGCCGACTACGCGCGCTCGAACTGGATTCCCTACAGGATCTCATGCACCATTCTGCGCGACGAGGCCGCCGCGGCGGTCGACGCGGTTGTCTCTTTGGCATCCAGCGCGCTGGGTGATCTCGCGTCCGCCGCCGGTTTCGATACCACGATTGATCTGACCGCGGCGACCACGGCGATCGGGGTCGCGGGCGCGACCACGGTCGGAACCTCCGCGTACGCGACCGCCACGGCCGCGCTCGCCGCCGCATCGTCGCAAATCTCCTCGAATGTCACACAGGCGGAAGCGAGCCTTACCGTCGCGACCGATCCTGGCGTGGCGGCCGACGTCGCCGGCACCCTCGCCAGTCTAACCAACGCGCAAGGCTATGTCCAGCGCGTGCAAGCCAATTTGGCGAACGCGAGTTCGTAAGCCGGCAGGCACCGAATGCTGTTCGACACCAAGACACCTCAAGGCACGTAGGGCGTAACATGCAAACGATCACGACCGCCGGCGGAAACCTTTTCAATATCGCCGCGAGCCAGCTTGGGGACGCGACGCAGTGGGTCCGCGTCGCGGCGCTCAACAACCTGTCCGATCCGTTTCTCCAGGGCGTCGTCACCCTGACGCTTCCCGATGTCGATCCAACCGCGGGAGGCGGCGTTGGCGGCCAGTAGCCTGCGCAGTCGGAGTCTGGATGTCCGTCTCAATGGCACGCCGCTACGAGGTGTCTTCGCGGCGGAGATCACCAACAACAACCATTTCGCCGCCGATCGGTTCTCCGTGCGCGCGGCCTTCGCGCCGACCGATCTCGCGAGCTACGTCGACACGCCGGACCTGCTGCTCGACCTGCGCGTCACGCTCGACGCCTCTCCGTCCACCAGCCTTGTCACGGGCGCGGTCGATCGCCTTGACCTCGATCCGATCGGCGGCACGGTCCATTTCGTGGGTCGAGACCTCTCCGCCCGGCTCATCGAGGCCAGAACGCACGAGACTTTCGCCAACCAGACGTCAAGCGAGATCGCGACCTTGCTCGCGGGCCGGCACGGCCTCTCGGCCAACGTGAAGGCGACCACCACGCCGGTTGGTCGCTACTGGGAACTTGAGCACGACAGCATCACGCTCGACCAGTTCGGTCGGGCCCGCGGCGAGTGGGACCTCCTTGTCCTGCTTGCCGGACACGAAGGCTTCGACGTCTGGGTCGCCGGAACAACGCTCTATTTCCAGCCTATCGCGCGGTCGATCACGCCCGCCACGACCTTGCGTTCGATCACGACGCTCAATGGAAGTCCGAATGTCACGTCTCTGCGGCTCGAACGCGCGCTGACGCTCGCGCGCGATATCCAGGTGACGGTAAAGAGCTGGAACAGTCGTCAACAGAGCGCCATCAGCCAGACGGCAAGCGCCACCAGTGGCGCCAACCTGTCGTCGAAAACCCTCAATTATATCTACGTCGTGCCGAATCTGACATCCGCCGACGCGCTGAACATCGCCCAGCGCCGTCTTGCCGAGATCTCCAGCCACGAGCGGATCGTGATCGCCGAAATGCCGGGCGAACTTATTCTCGCGCCCCGACAATTGCTCTGCGTCGAGGGGACCGGAACCGGTTTCGACCAGAGCTACGTCATCGACGAGATCGAACGACGCTTCGATCTCCACGACGGCTTTACCCAACGCATTCGGGCACGGGCATGCAGCGCTTCCTGAACACGCTCAAGGCGCACGCCGCTGCAATGGATGGCGCTCACGGCCAGCCGCGTTTCGCGATCGTCACCAGTGTCGATCCCGCGCGATACGCGGCCCGCGTGGCCTTGCAGCCAGAGGGTGTCATCACCGGCTGGCTGCCGATCCTGGCGCCGTGGGTTGGCGCCGGTTGGGGTATCTGCTGCCCGCCGGCGCCCGGCGATCAGGTTCTGATCGTCGCGCAGGAAGGCAGCGCCGATAACGGCGTTGTTATCGGCGGTAGTTTCAGCGACAGCGCGGGCCCCCCCGGAACGCCGGTCGGTGAATTGTGGCTGGTTCATTCCAGCGGTACCTCGCTCAAACTCGCCAACGACGGCACGGTGCGTATCCAGGGCGATCTGCATGTCTCCGGCAACGTTTTTGACTACCACGGGTCACTCGATCAACTTCGTGGCCACTACAATCAACATGGCCACCCCGCGCTGGACGCCCCGCCGAACATCCAGGATTAGCGGCTGACTATTGACGATATCCTCAATGTTTGACAGGTAGTTTCAAAATGCCGGACCTCTCGCACCAGTATGGCGCCGACATCGCCGTTGGTCCGACGGGCGACCTCGCCATTGTCTCGGCGTCGAGCCTTGGGCAACAGCGGGTGCTGCGCCGGCTGTTGACCAACCAGGGTGACTACCTCTGGCAGCTGGCCTATGGCGCGGGCCTGGCGCAATTCATCGGCGAGCCTGCTCGCATCGCGCAGATCCGTGCCGTCATCCGCGGTCAGATTTTTCAGGAAGCCGCCGTCGCGCAGACGCCCGAGCCGGTTGTGAACGTGTCGTTCGACGGCGCCGGCACGCTGTTCGCGGATATCCGCTACGTCGATGCCACAACCGGCCAGACCCAGGTTCTTTCCTTCTCGGCCGGAAGCTGACGCGCGCGGAGTTGGTTCTATCCCAAGGACTGCCAAACATGCAGCTTCAGCTTCAAACCTTTACGGCGCTTGTGAACAACGCCGCCGCCGCCGTTCAGGGCGCGGCGAGTCAACTTCTTGATCTGACCGTCGGCTCCGTGCTGCGCGCGATACTGGAGGCGAACGCCTCGATGGCGTTATGGCTGCAATGGCTAATGCTACAGGTCCTCCGAATCACCCGCGACGCGACCTCTCAGGGCGGCGATCTCGACAGCTGGGTGCGGGATTTTGGCATGCAACGCCTGTCAGGCGTGGCCGCCGACGGCGTGCTCACCTTCAGCCGTTTCACACCGACGACACTGGCGTTGGTACCAGCCGGCGCGACGGCGCTCTCTTCAGATGGTACCCAGACATTCGTCGTCGTCGCCGATACGACGAACCCGGCCTGGTCGGCGACGCAGTCGGGCTATGTGCTCGCCGCCGGGGTCGCATCCGTGAGTGTCGCCGCGACCGCGGCGACGGCGGGGAGTGGCGGTAACGTTCAACCTGGCGTGGTCAGCCTTCTCGCCACCGCGATCCCCGGTGTCGACACCGTCACGAACGCGGCGGCGTTCGTCGGTGGCGCGGATGCCGAGACCGACACCGCGCTCCGGACACGCTTTCAGGGCTTTCTCGCCAGCCAGGCACGCGCCACCACGATCGCCGTGGTGTTCGCCATCCAAGGTGTCCGTCAAGGACTGCTCTACAGCATCGCGGAAAATCAGGCTCCCGGCGGTATCGCGCAGAGCGGCTTCTTCACCGTGACGATCGATGACGGCACGGGATCGCCGCCTTCGTCGCTGCTCATGAGTGTCACCAGCGCGATCGAGCCCGTACGCCCGCTTGGCTCGTCTTTCATCGTCCAGGCCCCGACGGTTTGGATGGTGAACATATCGATGACCGTCGATGTTGGCACCGGCGTGTCGCATGACACGACAGCGAGCAACGTCATTGCCGCGATGACAGGCTTCATCAATTCGTTCTCGCTCGGCGCGCCGCTGACGTGGTCGCGCATCGTGCAGGTCGCTTACAGCGCCGACGCGAATGTCATCAATGTCACGAACGTCCTGCTCGACGGTGGAACCAGCGACCTGATACCACCCTCCTATGCCGTGCTGAAGGCCGGCACGATCACGGTGAACTGACATGGGAACCACGGTCACCTCGCCGCCCCCGATCGGCTCCACGGCGGATATGTTGAACCGCCTCAAGGCTGTTTTGCCGTCGCGCTGGTTTCCCGACAGCACGCCGATCCTGGATGGAGTGCTCACTGGCCTCGCGACGACGGCGTCAACACTCTACGCGATGCTCGGTTACGTCCGGCTTCAGACGCGGATCGCCACCGCCACGGATAGTTTCCTCGATCTTGCCGCCACTGATTACTGCGGCGGTCGGATCAGCCGCGCGGCGGCCGAGCCGGACCCCATCTTCCGGGCGCGCCTGCAGCGGGAGCTCCTGCGCACACGCGCGACGCGGCTGGCGGTTTCAAGCGCGTTGTCCGATGTCACGGGCCGTATCCCAGCGATCTTCGAGCCGCAACAGCCCAGCGACACCGGGGTTTATGGCGCGATGATCGGATACGGCGTGGCGGGTGCCTGGGGCAGCTTGTCCATGCCGTTTCAGAGCCTGGTCGTCGCCTATCGACCGTTTCCGTCGGGATCTCCGGATTGGACCGGTGGTCCGGGTCCCGGCGCTCCAGCGCCTGGGACGGCACTTGTCACGCTGCCTCTCGCCGACGCCGCGATCTACGCGGCCGTCGCGCGGGTCATGCCGATCGCCGCGACCTGCTGGACCGCCATCAG